GCCAATCCTATATTAAATATTCACAATGGTAGATATAGTTCTTTAGAAGATTTAAATCAAGGATCTTTAATATCAATGATATCGGTGGGTTCTTTAAATGATCATTTTGTATTAAATCAAGACTTTAGATTAGCATATGATAGGGTTGCTTTCTCTGATGGGGGAAATAAAAACATAGGTTTTGGTAATGATTCGGTTGGTGGCGAACCATTTAAAGGCAGTCAAGATAATTTTAATTACAATTATGGAGCATTAAAAAACATACAGAACAGACAAGGTGATAATAGAAATCAAATTATAATGTTTTCAGATAAGATTACATTTGATGCCAGAGACAATGATTTTACGGTATCCGCACTCCGTAATATAAACTTTGGTGCTGGTAGTAATTTTACAATAACAAATAAAGGATTCTCAGTTATTGAATCTCAGAATATTTATATAGGTAAGGAAGCAAAGAATAAAGCTCAACCTATGGTATTAGGTGATGAGCTCAGAATATTATTATTGGAAATTATGACTATACTACAAGATTCAAGAGCATTGGTTCAAGGAGTTCCTATACCATTGTATGATAATAATTCAGCACCATTATTCACAAGAATTCAGAGTGTAATTAATAGATTACAACCAAGAGATATAGATGAAAACACTAATTTGCCAATACCAAATTCAGGTGGTCAAACAAAATTTTTAAGTCAGTATCATTATTTAGAACAAAACGTAAGAGGTCAAGAATGAAGGTTAATATATTTAAGAAGTTAATTAGAGATATAATAAGAGAAGAGTTAGATTATAAATTTACCGCACTTGAAAAAAAACTAGATGAAGTAGTAGTTAAGAGTAATATTAATAATATAAATGAAGATAGAACTCAGGTGCCACAATCTACAGACTTTAAAAAGTTGATGAACGATTCTGTTAGTTCCAATTCCAACACTTCCGTTAGAGGAGGCAACGTATCTTCCCCCAAGACAAACTCATCAGTATTAAATGATTTATTACAAGAGACTGCACAGAGTGGTGAATGGAAAAGTATAGAAAGAGATAGCACATCAGTTAAATCAGTTCAAGATAATGTTGATAAATTACCAGACCATTTGGCTAGTGCTTTAACTAAAGATTACTCAAAGGTGATTCAAAAAGCAGATGAAAAATCAAGGATGAAGAATGGGGCTTAAAGACGACATATATACCGCTTTAATAACCAATATTCAACCGGATAGTGTTGAAGAAAATTTTGATTTTACGGATAAGGCAAATCAAAAGGTTGAAACCTTAGCTCAAAATTTAACCGATGCTATAGTTAATTGGGTTCAAGCTCAAACATTTGTAGTAACATCATTAAATGCTACTCAGTTAAATGCTCCTGTTATAACTCCAATAGGACCTGGTACGGCACCTATGATAACTGTAAAAGTAGATGAAAACTCTGCAGCTCCAGATAATCCGTTATCTGGCGTTGAATCATTATCAAGTAAAGTTAAATTAAAAACACCTGTAGAGGTATGAGATGCCAATACTCGATAGAAGAAATAATCAATTAATTGAGGATAAGGATACGAGGGTATCTGTTGGAATAAACTTTCCTTTTGCTAGAGTTCCAAATCAAGATGGATATTTTTCAACAACCAAAACAACTATTGAGTCGATAAAGAACAACATCAGATTATTATTACAAACACAAAAAGGCGAAAGAATGTTTCAACCAAATTTAGGAATGAACATCCGTCAGTTTTTATTTGAACAAATAACAGAAGACACTCAAGTTCAAATTGAAAATGATATTGTGGATACATTCAATACTTGGTTGCCTTTTGTGGAGTTAAGAAAAATAGACATAGATACTAGCAATCAAGATAAAAATCAAATTAACATCGAGATAGTATTTAATATTAAGAGAGCACCAAATACAATTGAATCTGTTGGTGTAGTGTTGGAGTAAGGTAATGGCATATTCACAAGACCAAAAATACAAACCATCAAATGTAAGATACACGAGTAAAGATTTTACATCAATTAAATCTGATTTGATAGAATACACGAAAGCTTATTTTCCTGATACATATAAAGACTTTAATGAGACATCACCTGGTATGATGATGATTGAATTAACAAGTTATGTTGGAGATGTTCTTTCGTATTACATTGACTATAACTACAAAGAAAATGTTCTAGCAACAGCTACAGAAAAAAGAAATGTGGTTAGGTTATCAGAATTTTTAGGGTATAAAGTATCACCTAATACACCATCATTAGTTAGATTAAGAGTCACCACCGATGTGGGAGTCGATGCCGATGGTAATGTGGATTATAGTGATGCACCACAAAATCCAATAAATAGTGGATTACAGATACAATCAAATATAGATTCTAATTTAAAATTTGAAACGTTAGGTGAGATTGATTTCACCGTATCAGGTTCGCCTGATGTTCCACCAGTTGGAGCACCAACTTCATTTAATGCTAACGGAGAAGCAACAGGTTATACATTGACAAGATTTATACAAGCTGTATCCGGCGAAACCAAAACAAAATCATTTACCATTACAAGTCCAACTAAATTTTTAGAATTGGATTTAGGTGAGGATAACGTGATAGAGGTTTTAAATTGTGTAGATTCTTCAGGACAAAGATGGTATGAGGTTGATTATCTAGCACAGGATAGAATATTAAAAGAAAGTCATTACACACAAGATGGTCGTGGTAATGCTTATAATCAAGACATTGTAGGTGGTGGTATATCAAGTGATGTGGCTATTCCGTTTACATTGGATTATATCAATACAAACAAAAAATTTACAACTAAAATAGATCCCGATGACAACACTACAAAACTGCAGTTTGGTAATGGATTAAATAGATTGAACATATCAGGATCAAGTGGAGCTAGTTTATTTTCAATGATTGAACAACAAGGATTGAATTTATCTGGTGTTCCAAGTAGTGTGATAAATGCCAGTTTAAATAACCTAACAACCAATAATTCTTTGAACTTAGGTGAGACACCATCAAATACCATAATGACCATAACCTATAGAGTGGGTGGTGGTGCTCAATCAAATGCTCAAGCTGGTGAGTTAACCAAAGTAACCAACTCGGATGAGTCAATAACGATTATAAATGATGAACCAGCTTTGGGTGGGACTGATGGTCAAACAGTTGATGAGATAAGGGAAAATGCTAAATCATTCTTTGCTTCACAATTAAGATGTGTAACTCGTGAGGACTATCAAGCCAGAATATTAAATCTACCAGCAAAGTTTGGTAATATTGCTAAATGTTATGTTTACAGAAATGATGACATTGGGACATTAAAAATTTATACATTGTCTTATAATCAACAAAGACAATTAGTACAAACTCCTTTATTGGCATTAAATAATTTAAGATTATACATTGAACAATTCAGAATGATAAATGACTCGTTGGATTTTGGATTTCAATTAATTGATGATATATTTTCTGGCTACATTATAAACTTCGGAGTTCAGTTTGAAGTAAATTATGATAGAAGATTTAATTCTACCGATGTAAAATTAGAAACCATAAATGTCATTAAAAAGTTTTTTAAAGTAGGAAAGATGCAATTTAGACAACATATAAATCTTGGTGATTTAAAATATAATATATTAGGATTGGATGGTGTTATTGGGATAAAAACATTAAAGTTAATACAAGATACTTCAGAGATAGATAATTTTCCAACCTCATTGAATTCAAAGAAATTTCACTTTTACAAAGGTGATGGAACTCCATCAGTTGACGGAACTGCTGGTTATGGATTTCAATATAACTTTGAAAATGCCACAGTAAATGATATTGTGAAACCATCTGTAACACCAGCGATATTTGAATTGAGAGATCCTGATAATGACATATACGGGAGGGTAGTCTAATGCATCGTTATTTTTTTGCTGTCAAGGATGCCTTTATCAATAGTGGTTCTGATGAATTTACTGGTGATGATTTTAAAGATAAAAACACTGGTCAAGATGAGATATTAGAAATTAAAAAAGTTTTTTTTAATCAAGAGTTTCATTATCAAACAAGAGCATTGATTCAATTTGACACGGATGAAGTAGAGAGTTATATTAGTTCATCCGTATTACCTAAAGACTATGAGGTTTATTTAAAATTATATGAAACCAAAGGTACGAGTGGTTTAAGTGAAACCTATGATGTTGCTGCTTATCCATTGAGTCAAGAGTGGGATGAGGGTATTGGTAAGGAAGCAGATAGACCAAAAACAACAGAAGGATGTAGTTGGAAATTTAGAAAAAATAGAGCTGGTGTTGAATTAGAATGGACAACACAGGGTGGAACTTATGCTTCTACTGATGAGGTAACACAATCCTTTTCTTTAGAAAAACCTGATATCGATATGGATGTTACGAGTATAGCAAAGAAATGGTTTAGTGGTGATAATGACAACTATGGATTTTTAATAAGACTATCTGGCAGTAGAGAAACATCAAGTGGTAGTTTTGAGGATTTAAAATTCTTTTCACGACAAACCAATACAATCTACTCTCCTAAATTAGAAGTAAGATGGGATGACCATGCTCCATCAACGGGCTCAAACACTGGCAGTTTAACTCCATTGGATTTATCAGGACAGGTAGAAAATTATTTATATCAGTTACACACAAGGGAAGCTTACAAAGAAACGGAAACAATTAAATTTAGATTTGGTGCTCGTAAGAGATACATTGATAAGAGTTTCACAACATCAATACAGACCGTAAGTGGTAGTTACTTTGCTGAAGGTAGCGCTTCATATTCAATAATTGATATGGCAACAAATGAAGAAGTCATTCCGTTTGGTGCTTATACCACAATGAGTTGTGATTCAGTTTCACCTTACTTTACACAAGATTTAAATGGATTTGAGCCAAACCGAGCTTATAAAATTTTGATTAAAGTTAAACACAATGATGACCAAACTCTTATATATGACGATGGTTTTGAATTCATACTAAGGAGTTAATTATGGCTCACATGTCAGGATCAATGGGGCATTATGGTGGTGGATATGGAACTATTAGAATTTCACTACAAAATGACTTAGGATTTCAATCAGGTACCACGGTTTCATACTCAACAGGTACCCCACCAACGTTAGTAAACCACGGTGAAGTGGAGCTATACAGAATAAACGGAGATTTATTTTTAATTGATCCTCAATATACATTAGGCACACCTAATGCTCCACCATTTGACACGAATGATACTATAGTATTAAATTATTCATCACCTACAATAATAGCATCTGTTAGTAATATCAACATGAATAATTTTAATTTCATAACAGAAATTAATTTAGATTCGCCAATCGTATCACCATCACAATTTGTATATAGGTTTGGAGAATTAGCAGGTACACCTTATTATGGTGCTTATCACAAACATCAAGACGGAACATTGATGATTAATGCTGGTGAATTAAATGTTTCTCATGATATGATACCCGAAGAAATAATCATACCACGAGAAGAGTTTGATTACGGTGCAGAAGACACGACAGCATCCACTACATTTGACATAGACGAAAATGTAATCAAAGAAACCTTTTCTGACTTGGTTTATGCGAAGTGGTTTAGTGAGTTGGATGAAGATTATGCAAGTTCTACTTTTTTTGATATGACACAAGGTGGACAAGAAACATCAATCGATTTAAATTTAAATACATTACAAACCACGATTAGGGATGGTCAGATAACAACTGGTAGACAAGAAAACGAAACATTGGTATTTTTTAAAAAGGATAGAAACACGCCAGAAAATAAAAAAGATTTAACTGATGGTAAACTATCATTGGTTATAAACAACATAAGTTCTAGTTTTGTTGACAATGGTGTTGTTGATTTAAGTGAATTTATATCAGACAAGATATCTGTTGTGTCTGAATTATCTCCTGACGAAGAGGTTGTGACGCTAGAAACAATAGATAAATATGGATTAATGGAATATATGCCAGCAGCACAAGGCATGCCAGAAAGTTTTAAAATAAAAAATGTAAAGTATAAATTAAGATATAGAAATGAGCAGGTTAAAATTGATGTTCCGTTTGGTGATTTACTTCATATTGTAAATAGTGTTGGGACACCTAATAGTGATGACTACTTGCGTCAATGGTATTATTATGAATGGGTAAACGTATTAAATTTATCTCAGTTAACTACTCCATCAACAGGACAAAGGATAAATGCCACAAAAGCTAAAGAAGTATTAGATACTAATATATTTGAACTACTACCAACACAAACAACTCGTCAAGATCAAATTAATAGATTTTTTCGAGACTTTAATGATTTAATAGGAAATCCACCAGAGTTTCAAGATGTTGATAATGATGGTATTGCTGAATATGCGGTAAGTGAAGGTGGTGATAAAGCCAACCGCGTTGCTTTTGAAAATAAAGATGGTTCTTTTATTACAAGATTAGATAAACATACGGAAGAGAATCAAGGCAATAATACAGATGTCAATCAAGGTAAAACTTTAGAAACCATGAGAAATACTCTGAACAAATATTTAGCTGATGTAGATAATGTTGTGGAAGTTATACAGGATCAAAGACCTGAATATACAAATAAGATGGGTGGTTTTTTAAAAATAAGAAAACCAAACCAAGCCATAATATTAAAAAAACAAGGTGATGAATTAGAGTTTCAAAAGAATAATAGATTCCTAAATGGATTTACAGTTACCATGTGGGTTAGATTTGTAGGACGAGATGGTAGGGGAACTTTGTTTAATTTTGGTAATCCATTATCACAAGAAAGTCCTTATGGATTCAGATTGGAAACAATCACTACTGATTTAACTGAAGGAGCACAAGGTGAAGAAAGACGAAGAATTGTTAGATTGATTGTCCGTGACCATTTGGATGAAAATAAATTATACGAAAGTTCCGTTGGTACTCAACAAGTTCCCAAATGGAATTCAGCAGAAAACAAAATTTTAACGAGATTAGAGGCATCACCATCAAGTGGTAATGCTATTAATACCTACACATCAATACCAACAAATGATTTAAACGAATGGTTTTTTATCTGTGCTACTTATAATGCAACTGTTGATGAAGGGGGTTCTTTTAATCAAGGATTCGATACCGATAAACAATTTTGGTTAGGACATAGACAAGACAATGGTTCATTAACTCACTTTAGTGGAAAGGGTAATCGATGTAAGGTCGAGATAATAAGTCGTAGTGATTTGTTAAGAGCTCGTGGTTATAAAATTGGTGATTTAGAATTTGATGTGAATGAACAAGAATCATCGGGTGGAACAGGAACTAAATCATTCTCTAGAGAAGATGCCATGGAGGAAACTGAAACACAACAAGAAGAACAAGAAAGTATGATGTAATGTTATGGCTAAATTCACAAAATCAGAAGATATTAGTGTACCACAATCCCTAAGATATACAGATGGTGTTCCTGGCACTCCTCCTAATAAAGTAATAAGTGGGAGTGAAGAAATTTATGAACAATTTGGAACTGGCAGTAATTTACTTCAAGTGTTCAGACCATATCAAGGTTTTGATTTACTTTACAAAAATCCAAATATGAATCAAGGTAGCACCGAGATAACTCAAGATTTGGATGCTAGATTTAAATTAGGGACATACACGCTAAACGATAGGGGTAGTTGGGAGGATAACAATTTTAATGAATCTACTTTAGGTCCTTACTTAACTGAAGAATTTGAAGGAAATAAAAGTTATAAGTTAAAAACAAGAAAAACCACGGTGGTCAATACTGCTGATGGACCCATTACCTTAATACCAGCACAAGGACAAGAAGGTGGTAATGCCACTCCAACTGGTCCTTATGAAGAACATAATACTGGCATCTACTCTATT